AGCCACGCGCCACCGCAACGAGCTGATGGCGCAGGCACAAAAAGCCAAAAAAGCTTCCGGACGGTCGCGCGGCCCGGACGCAAGTTCCGCGGCGTTTCGCAAAGAACAGGTCGCACAAACTTAACCCGAAAGGAAAGTCGAACCATGACTAATCTGCTTTCGCTAAAAGAGGCGCGGACCGCGAAAGCGGATGCTATCCGCGCAATCGTCGCACAGGCTTCAGCCGCAGGGCGTGACCTGACCGAGCAAGAACAGTCGGCCTTCGACGCCGGCAAGTCTGAAGTCGAAAAGCTGGAAAAGGAAATTCGCAACGCCGAATTTCTGGCCGACCTCGAGCGCCGCATGGACGGCCAAAAGATTATGGTCGGCAGTGGCGATAGTCGCTTGGACGTTGAATTGCGTTCATTCAGTTTGCGGAAAGCAATTCTTTCTCAGGTGCCCGGACACACCGAGGATTGCCAACGCGAACGTGAGCTATCGTCGGAAATTGCCCGCCGTAGCGGCAGACAGTCTCAGGGCGTTTGCATCCCATACAGCGTGTTTGAAAAGCGTGTGATGACTTCGGATGTCAGCACTGGCGGCGGTGCGGCTGCGAGTCTGGTCGCGACTGACCTACTCGCCGGACAGTCCATCGACATTTTACGCGCGGCATTAATCACCAGCCAGTTGGGCGCAACGGTTTTGCCGAATTTGGTCGGCAATGTCGATGTTCCACGATTGGAAACATCAGCGACGGTCGGATGGGTTGCAGAAAATAGCGCGTTGACGCCATCGGACCAGGAATATGATTCGGTTCAGCTTCGGCCGAAACACGCCGGCGGCATTGTGGAGTTTAGCCGCAATCTGTTGTTGCAATCCTCGCCGGCCATCGAACAACTTATTCGCAATGACCTTGCCCAAGTGTTGGCACGTGCCATCGATTCCGCGGCACTAGTTGGCGGCGGTTCAAATGAACCTGTCGGCATTGTCGCGACACCCGCCGTCGACAATTCGGTCAGTTTTGCCCCGCCTTCCTGGGAAGCTGTGTTGCAGCTCATTGAGGTGGTCGAGGCCGGCAACGCTGTCGGCAGCGCATTCGCCACGAATGCCAGCGTCATCCGCACATTGCGGTCAACGCCGCGCATCGCCAGCACGGATTCGCAAATGGTGATGGAAGCGCCCCGGACATTGGCGGGCTACCCGGTTTCAATGAGTTCACTGGTGCCGGCCTCCACAATAATTTTCGGAGATTGGAGCAGCCTGTTGATTGGTGTTTGGTCCTCGGTCGACCTTTTGGTGAACCCATACGAAAGCGTGGCCTATTCGAAAGGCAATGTGCAAATTCGAGGAATGTGCACCGTCGATTGCGCCCTGCGTCATGCTGAATCGTTTGCGTTCTCGAGCAATGTGGACACAACGGCATAACAGCATGAACCTCGAACGCCGGTCATCGTCTCTTGAAGTCCGCGCCAAAAATCGGCGGCTTGAAGGCTATTGCGCCACCTTCGGCACGGAGGCGCGGATTGGCGATTTCATCGAAAGCATTCTGCCCGGTGCTTTCGCGGCCTCGTTGTCGGGCGATATTGTTGCATTGCTCGACCACGATGCCGGCCGTTTGTTGGCAAGAACAAGAAGCAAAACGTTAAGGCTTGCAGAGGATTCGAAAGGCCTGGCCTTCGATTTGGATATTCCAAACACAAGCGCAGGCAACGATGCGTTAGTGCTGGCGGAAAGAAACGATTTGGCCGGCTGCAGTTTCGGCTTTGTCGTTCCAAGGGGCGGCGAAAGCTGGAACGGCAATAAGCGGACATTGACCAACGTCGACTTGCGGGAAATCAGCATCATTTCGGGCGGCTGGCCGGCATACGAAGGAACCGAAGTCATTGCCCGAAACCGGAATGAATCCATTTTGCCTTTGCGTCTAATCCTCGCCCGCAAATATCTCGAAACGGTGCGATAGCAATGGGCCTCTGGCAGCGCATCATGGGCAAGACTGAAATCAGGGAACGGCCGCTATTGGCCGACCCGTATTTTAGTGACTTCATGGCGATGCGGTCGAGCGGCTTTGCCACATCTGATGCCGTGTTGAGCAATTTGGCCGTTGCCGCCCGTTGCGTGGCCTTGCGGTCGGAAATGTTGGCATCGGTGCCGTTGTTTCTATTCCGCCGCCGTGCCGATGGCGGGCGGGACCGGGCAAGCGACAATCCGCTTTATGGTGTTCTGCACGACATCTCGAACACATCGCAAAGCGCATTCGAGTTTCGAGAGCTGCTAATTCGTTGTCTCGACCTGTCCGGCAATGCTTACGCCCGCATCGAAAGTAATGCTCGTGGCCAGGTCGTTGCGTTGTGGCCCATTCCGCCGCATGACGTGACGATTGAAAAACTAGCGTCGGGTCGGCTGCGATATCGCATCTATAACGGCACGAAAACCGAAACGTTGCTGCAGGATGAAGTGCTGCATATTCGCGGTGCATCGCGCGATGGCATCATCGGCTTGTCACCAATAGCAATCGCGCGTGGCGCGTTATCGCTGGCCCTGTCACAGACCGACACGGCGGCTGCTCTTTCGCGCAATGCGTTGCGGCCATCCGGCATGGTGTCGTATCCGCAACAACTAAACCTAGACCAAAGGGCAAGAGTCCTTTCCGACCTGACCAACTCATATGCTGGCACCAGCAACGCCGGTCGAGTGTTAGTCACGGACGGCGGCGCAAAGTATGAAAAGCTGGCTTTCAGTCCCGAGGATGCGCAATTTTTGGAAAGCCGAAAGCTGGCAACGAAGATGTTGCGCGAATCTTCGGGCTGCCGCCAACGTCAGTCGGCATCACCGACAAGGCGACCTATTCCAACACCGAACAGGAAGCGCGGGCGCTGGTGCAAAACGCGCTCGGGCCACTCGCCGGCCGCATCGAGGCGGCCATGCAGCGATGTCTGCTGACCGATGTCGGCCGCCGTACGCTCTATATCGAGCATGATTTAGATGGATTACTGAGAGGTGACGTTGCTTCGCGTTTCGAGGCGTATCGCATCGGCCGCGAAATCGGCGTCTACAGCTCGAACGACATTCGACGCTTCGAGAACGAACCGCCCCTGGGCGCAATCGGAGACGTTTACAATCAACCGGCAAATTGGTTGCCGCTTGGCGCGTCACCGCAGGGGAGCGCACCGTAATGGCACGCGGCCCGTCGACATTTAAGCAGCAAGATTTGACGCGGGCCTTGAAGGCGGCGCGGGCCGCTGGCGTCGAAGTTGCCAGATTTGAAATCGAGAACGGCAAAATTGTCATCGTGACCGGCAAGCCGGCAGACAGTAATGCGACAAATACCAACCCGTGGGATGAGGTTTTGACCGATGCTAAGAACTAAAAGCGGTCTCCCTAAACACTGCTGTTGGAATACCGACCACCACGGCAAGCGTCGTGTACGGTTTCGCAAAGCAGGCTTTACGACCTATCTCACCGGCACGCCATGGTCTGAAGATTTCATGCGCCAGTATGCAGCGGCGCTTGATGGTGTGAAGGCACAAGCAAACAATATCGGCCTTGGCTTGCGAACGACGCCGGGGTCATTCAATACATTGGTTGTTAGCTATTATCGCTCGCCTGATTTCCTGGGATTGAAACCAAGTACACAACGCGCCCGCCGCAATGTCATCGAACGCTTTCGCCGTGACCATGGCAGCAAGCCACTCAAAGGACTTCACCGGCAACACATCCGGGACATCATCGGCGCCAAGGCAGCAACACCCGAGGCAGCCAACCATCTGCTCAAGACGCTGCGCATCATGCTGGCCTATGCCGTCGACCAGGGCATGATTGCCAACAATCCGGCAACCGGAGTGAAGAAGTATCGCAGCCAAGGCGACGGTCATCACAGTTGGACCGAAGCCGAGATTGCACGATTCGAAGCGCGGCATCCGGTCGGAGGCAAGGCAAGGCTCGCATTGGTGTTAGGGCTGCGGACCGGACAGCGTAAGGGCGACGTGCTGCGTATGGGCTGGCAGCATGTGACCGGCGACGCAATCGCGGTACGTCAGGAGAAGACCGGCGCATCGTTGATGATACCGATGCACCCCGAACTCAAGGCCGCGTTGGCATCGGTACCGCGTGGCAATTTGACCTTCATCGTGACCGAACAGGGCGCACCGTTTACATCGGCAGGCTTTGGCAACTGGTGGCGTGACCGCTGCAATGAGGCTGGCCTGAAGCATTGTAGCTTCCATGGATTGCGCAAAGCGGCTGCGACACGATTGGCAAACGCCGGCTGCAGCACCGACCAGGTGAAGGCCATCACCGGGCATCGTTCGCTGGCGGAGGTTGCACGCTACACACGCGCGGCCGACCAGCAACGTCTCGCACGGCAGGCTCTCGACATTCAGTTGAAGACGGAAGGCGAACAAACATTGTCCAACCTCTCTACCCGGTTGGACAAAACGGGGAGCAAGTAATGGAAATCAAACGACAAAGTTTTGAGGGTGGAGGCCACGGCCGGAATCGAACCGGCGTGCACGGATTTGCAGTCCGCTGCGTCACCACTCCGCCACGTGGCCAATACTGGGAAGGCGTCGGGTGCCCAAGCCTATATAGGAGCGAAAGCCGCGCGACAATCTCGGGTAAAACTTGCCTTTTCGGCCCCATTCCCGCACAAGACATGACCTTCCGCGTATTTTAATCGAGACCGACGATGACCGATTTCGCCGCCGCGCGCCGTAACATGGTGGAGGGTCAGGTCCGAACCGCCGACGTGACCGATTTGCGGATCCAGTCAGCAATGCTCGAAATTCCACGCGAGAGATTTGTGCCGTCGGCGTTAGCAGATCTCGCATACCTTGATCTCGATCTTCCGGTTGGGAAGTCGGGATCACGCCGGCTGCTCAAGCCAATGGTCTTTGCCAAACTGATTCACGCTGCTGATATCTCCTCCGCCGACCGGGTTCTGGACGTCGGCTGCGCGACCGGCTACGGCGCGGCAATACTTGCCCGCCTTGCCCGGGAGGTTTTTGCACTCGAGGACGATGAGGACCTCGCCCGGATGGCACGGTTGGCGCTCTCCGATCAGCAAAATGTCAGATTAGTGACGGGCCCATTGATCGCCGGCTGGGCAAAGGACGCGTCCTATGACGTCATAGTGCTTGAGGGGGCGACTGAAATCGCGCCGCAGTCCTTTCTGGGTCAGCTTAGGGATGGGGGGCGCCTGGTGGGCATCCTAGGCAGCGGGCCTGGTGCCAAGGCTATGCTTTATTGCAGGAGTCGGGACGAACTCGGTGGACGGCCCATTTTTGATGCCAGCGCGGCCGTCCTGCCTGGTTTTGCCAAGTCCCCGGTTTTTGCCTTTTGAGTGTTCCATTTGGAAGACAGTCCGTTCCAAACGTTGCGAAAATACCCCAATCCGTCTCCAAATTGCGGACTAAGCCCCCTGGGGGTTTTAAGCCCAGGCTAACGGGCCTATTGTTCCGTTTCCATGAGTTGACGCGATTCTGGCGCGATGCCGTCGCGTGGCGGACGGGGTTTGAATGGCGGGGTGGGGCCTTTGTAAGGGCGTAGGGGGGCTTTCGGTCAGCACGACCGCCTGCGCCGGTTGGCTGTTGGCTGCCCAACCAGTCTTGGCGGACACCCTCGAAGGGGCGCTGGTTCTGGCCTATCAGAACAATCCGACGCTGAATGCGCAGCGCGCCTCGGTGCGCGCGACCGATGAGGGCGTGCCGCAGGCGCTGGCCGGCTATCGGCCGCGGGTGTCGTTCAATGGCTCGGTGGGCCCACAATATACGGACTTCAATGCCCGCGACAGGACGTTCATGCCCAACTATCAGCAGTTGTCCGGCACCATGACGCCGAGAAACTACGGGCTGACGGCGACGCAGACGCTCTACAACGGCTTTCAGACCCCGAACCGCACCCGGCAGGCGGAGAGCCAGGTGCAGGCGGCGCGCGAGACGTTGCGGGTGGCCGAGCAGGGAACGTTGCTCAACGCGGTGACCGCCTACATGAACCTTCTGCGCGATAGCGCGATTTTGGATCTGCAGCGGCGCAACGTCGAGGTTTTGCAGGAGCAGTTGCGGCAGACGCGCGACCGCTTCAATGTCGGCGAGGTGACGCGCACCGACGTTGCGCAGTCGGAATCGCGTCTCGCCGCCGGGCGCTCGCAGGTTCTGAGCGCAGAGGCAACCTACAAGGCCTCGGTTGCGACCTACCGGCAGGTGATCGGGGTCGAGCCCGGGCGGCTGGCGCCGGGTGCACCGGTTGACCGCTTCTCGCCGTCGACGCAGGCGGCCTCGATCGGGGTGGGCACGGCGACGCACCCGGCGGTGACCAGCGCGCAGTATAATGTCGATGCGGCGCTGTTGCAGGTGAAGGTTGCGGAGGGAGCGCTTTATCCGACGCTGGCGTTGCAGGGCAACGTGCAGCAAGCCTACGAGACCACCTTGCTGCAGCTGCGCAACTTCAACGCGTCGCTGATCGGGCAGCTGACGGTGCCGATCTATCAGGGCGGGGCGGAGTATTCGCTGATCCGGCAGGCGAAGGAGACGCTGGGGCAGCGGCGGCTTGATCTCGACACCGCGCGCGATCAGGTGCGGCAGTCGATCGTGCAAGCCTGGGGCCAGCTCGAGGCGGCGAAGGCCAACATCGAGGCGACGCAGGCGCAGGTGCAGGCGGCGGAGATTGCGCTCAACGGGGTGCGCGAGGAGGCGCGGGTCGGCCAGCGCACCACGCTCGACGTGCTCAACGCGCAGCAGGAACTGGTGAACGCGCGGGTGGCGCTGGTGAGCGCGCAGCGCGACCGTGTGGTCGCCTCCTACACGCTGCTCTCGGCGGTGGGGCGGCTGTCGCCGCAGGTGCTCGGCCTGCGGGTGCCGGTCTACGACGCCAACGTGCACTACCAGCAGGTGCGCGATGTCTGGGCCGGTGTGCGCACCCCCGACGGACGTTAGCGGCGCGCACGTCAGTTCGCATGTCGACAGTTGATTGTGCGGACAGGGTTTTCCATCTGCCAAAGCGGTACTCCTCTAGCGTATAAACGGCATACGACAGCGATTCGCGCCGGCGGAGTCGCCGTTGCGCGAAGCACGGGCAGCGTGTCGGGGTTGTTGAGCGAATGACGCAAACGGCGAAGGCGCAAGAGCCCTCGATGGAGGAAATCCTTGCCTCCATCCGGCGCATTATCGCGGACGATGATGCGAGCAAACCTGCCAAGCCGTCTGAAAGTGCGGCGCCGCCGAAGCCATCGTCTGCTATCGCTCCTCCGCCCAGCCGCCCGCCGCCTATGCCATCAAAAGCTGCAACGCCGCCGCCCGCGCCGAAGCCTGCGGCGCCAAGCCTGCCCGCATCGAACAGTCAGGAA